GATACCATTCAGATTTTAACTACTGAACGTCCTATTATAGAAGGACCTATTGTTCCAGAGACTTGGAGACATCAACCTAACTATTCCCAAAATTTGTTTCGTCATGAAACATTTGATGAGAAAAGTTGGGCTGATATCAACGAGTTGCCTGAAGCTAATAGGGTTTCTAGTGATCTCAATTACAATACCATAGAGCGTGAGCTCCGTCGTACTGTAAGAGAGATTTTCTGCGATCCAAAAAATTCTCAGGAATCTTTGAAGTTTAAGACCTCTCATGTCATGAAGGCATATATGCCTTCTATGTCCGCGACGTATGTTAATACACGCAGTGCTTTGGGTACGCTAGGTGTTCTTTTTCAAGAAGGGCATTTGCCTTTACCTAATGTTACTCCTATCACTGTGCGTGAACGTTTCCGTGGGGATGAGGAAGAGTCTATTAGTGGAGATACTGCTCCTGACATTGTTTTGTCTGGTTCTAAGCAGTTTGAATCTCAGTGGTTTACGATGTATATGAACGTTGTGCGTGAAGCTTTAGCCGAACTACCCTTCGCTGAGCCTTTGGCATTACCCGAATCTTTAAAAATTCGTGTAATAACCAAGGGTCCACCGAAGTCTGGTTTTGCTCTTAAGCCTCTACAGAAGTTTATGCATGATACCCTTCGGTACCATCCTTCTGGTGTATTTAAGTTGATTGGCGAACCAGTCACTGTTGAGTTAATAACTCGTCATTTGGGTAAGAGATTACCTAACGGCAAGAAATTTCTCTCCGGTGACTATTCCGACGCTACTAACTTAATACGCGCGTTTTGTTCAAATATTGTGATGGAAGAATTATGTGATTTTTGTGAGGTGCCTCGTTCATTAAAGGAACTTGCACTTAAAATGCTTACTGGCCATTTGTTTTTAGATCCTAAGACAGGTTTGGAGCTCCCTCAACGTGAGGGTCAGTTAATGGGAAGTATTGTTTCTTTCCCTGTACTGTGTATTGTAAATGCCGCTTTAGTTCGTTGGTCAAAAGAAGTTGATCAGAATAGGCCTATTACCTTAAAGGATTCTAACCTCCTGGTTAACGGTGACGATTTCGCCACTGCTATCGGGGAGCGAGGTTATCTTGCCTGGACCAGAATTGGTCTGGCAATGGGGTTGATTCCCTCTTTAGGTAAGTGCTATTATTCTGATGAATTTGTTAATATCAACAGTACTGGTTTTGTGTATGATAGAATACTTAAGACTTATTCACATGTCCCTTATGTTAATTTAGGCCTACTTGTAGGTCTAAAGAGATCTCAGGGATATGTTAATAAGTCGGATATTGTATCTACAGCCAGTATTGGTGCTAGACATCGCGAGCTAATTAAGACTTCTCCGGAATATACTAAGAGAGCTGTTCATAAACAGTTCTTAAATGCGCACTGGCAGTTGTTAACAACTGTCAATGTACCTTGGTATGTTCCCGAGAAGTTTGGTGGCGTTGGTTTACAGAGCTTTGAGACTGTTTTAGGAGATGAAAATGAATACTTGGAGAATAGGAAGATTGGTTACTACAACGGTTACGGCCCCTCTGAAAAGGATAGAAGGATCGTACGAATGTTTGCAAATAGTCTTGTTAAGGAGTTACCCATCCTCGCAAAGGATGCGTCACTAACAGACATACACAAACGTGCCAGTGAAATATTTGATTTGAAGAAACTTTTAATCTATGACATCTCTAAAGAGAAAGGTCATAAAGATTCTTCTAATTTCATGAGCACATTGTATCTTTCCGCTGTTGCATTTAGTAGTCTTGAGGATATTGATATTTCCAATAAACCGGAAGTCAATGCTTTGAGACATAATGTAAAAGTGTGGAGGGATGCGAATCGTGAGGAATGGAAATTTCGCGGTCATCTCAGTCCTTTTGAAAGGATTGAAATCTTGAACCGGAATCTCGTTAATCACCTTGTAGTGAATTCATAATGGTTTCGTGTAGACAACCATCGG